CCAGTGTTGTCACTCAGTTTCTTCATCTTCTCCACGATTTTCATCAATTGAGTCAATTGTGTAGTAAACTGAGATCCAACTCGCTTCTGAGTTAGTTCCTTGGCATATTCAAGTCCCCTCCTATAGAGGGAGTCAACCTGAAATACCAACTTCTCGTCGGTTTCAAGACGATCTTTGATCGTTTTTCCGTCCACTCCTGTAGTGTTTAAAGCTACAACCTCTTGCACAAAAATCGCATATCCATCAAGGATAGCATCCAACTGTTGATCAGCAATGGGTCCTCTAAAGGACTCCAAGATCCAGTCGGCGACGGCTGTGAAGAGAGGAACGGAATTCTTACCAAAAGATACGACGTTGTTCAAAGAGCGACAACGATCTCCAAAGAATTTCAAACACTGATCAAAATTGCCAGTAGGTAAACCAAACGCAGTTGCTAGCAGGATACTCAATAGAGAACCCGTTAGCGGAGCAGCGGCCCAGTGAGAACCCACTCCTGTGAAGGTACCAGTGACGATTTCAACAATGCCTGAGACATCAATCTGGAGATTTGCCTGAGGAACATCTTCATTGTCTAAAGTAAAATACTTAGAGACAAGGGACATAAAAGAAGAGAAGATTTCCTTACCAAAATTCCAAAATACTTCCAAAAAGAAGACCTTGATCTGGTGTGCAGCATTAGCCATAGAAACAGATGCTAAAGTCTTGACGAGTTTCATAAGAATCTCACCAAGATCAATAGCAAAAGATACTTTCGGGACCATTGCTTGCAACACCTCCTGGATTCGCTCAACACCACTGTTCAAAGAACGTGTGGCGTTATTCATTCCAGTTTCTACTCGATTTACGATTCTCTGGGTGCTATTAGCAGCCTGTTCAAGAGAATCCACGGCAGTGTTGACCTTTCTGAAAGTACTGAACGGTGCGGTGACGGTATCAGCTACGTACTTGGCTGCAGAGTGGGCAGCATAAGAAGAAGCTTCGGAAAAAACAGTAGTTGGGAAAAACCCCCCATGACCTAACATCATCTGAATCTCAGCTTCAGGTAAGTCATAAAAGGGGAGAAGGGGGGAGTAAACATTCATTCTCAGAACCAATTTCAAACCCAACTTACGTTGGTTTCGGAATCGGTTCAATTCATTCACACTCAGAGGTTTGGGTGGGGAAGGGATTCTAGATTTTTGCGTGGGATTGCGCAAAACTCTACCACGGACGCACACATACTTGCGACTGGCACGAACGGCTCGCTTGGCCAAAGAGATTAAAACTAATCTCTCAGCATCCGCGAAAGCCGCGTCAATCGTCTCCGTTCTCGGGCTGATCACATCTCCAGTTTTATAGTCTACACTATTAAAACCAGAGCAGATCCAGCACTGCGAAGCATCGACTGAACATTCGTTAAATTGGGTTTTGTTTTGTTGAGTTTTAGGATTCATTGATTACACACTGTGATCCGGACTTACAGGATCTTACCATTAAAGAGTTACCGGGCGCCAACTGCGCTATAATTACCTAAAATCTACACTATGTTAGTTCGAACTCGACTATTACAATCATGTAGAAGTTTTTGTACCAGATTACCAGCGGTACGACTGGGGTTAGCTCGTAAGCTTTACGGATCCACCGGACTCAATTGCTTATAGGCGTCACTCTATAAACAGCCCACTCGGGCAACCCTCTATAATATGTACAGCATTCAGGCTGGGTACTGCGTTGGACAATACACATTATAGATTCGGTAGTCAAAAGATTATTCATTGAACGATCATCAAAGGGCACGAGTTTATTATCGGGATTAATATCGAATTCAGTTGCTATAGTAACAGTCCATTACGACCATCATAGTCTGCCTTCGCATCTCTAAAAATCCGTATTTTCAAAACGATCCTTTTCACATTCTCGGGGACATCGGTTGTTATCAAAAGTCAGTCATTATCAGTAGGGTACATCAAGGGATTGTAATATCTAAGAAAAGGGAAGTCGGTCCAATTAAATTACCAAATGAAAAATCATCCTTACCAGCGCGATACACCCTAGCGGGTGGACCAATATACCGAATGGACGGCATATAGTTGGTAGCATAAAATTCACTTTCACCATCATTGGAGTTACATAAAAGACGTTTCGTTGCCGAAAAGAAAGGAAGTTGGACTTCGTGGATGGGGGTTACAGTGGGGTAGGTGAGATGATTTGCGCCAAGTTGCGAAAAAGTCGGAGAGACTCCAAATTCATGAAAAGCTCTTTCTAGTTGAGTAACCATAGGAGTTAATGCATCAGCAGATCCTCCTTCATAACTGAACTTGTATGAGATACCCCCCCTCCAGTACGAATACATAGAAGAAAGATAAGACAAATAGTCCATTTGATCAGAAAGAATATGGGACACGAAAATTGAATTTGAAGTTGCGGATTGAGCTAATTCACGATGTGCACGAGTTAGTGGACGGAGATTTTCGAGAATCTCTCCGCCCACCCGCTGTGCGACTCCCAAGGAAGTGGAACCAGAGTTTTCACTACCATAAGCGACAAAAGAAGGGGAGGCATCATGAACGCCAACATTAATCTGCAAATTAGCACGAGGAAGGGATGTGGGAACTGGAAGGGCGACACGAGGATATGCTGAGGCATTCGCTGTACCAGCAAAGGCGACATTCGTAGCATGTTTCCATACATAAATATCAACACTTTGCGACACAGTTTCAGGACACAACAGGGGAGTGAGGGGCTTAATATACAAGAAACCAAATGGTTTCAAAGAAGATTGACCTTCATTGGGAGTGTCGATGACATTAGTAAACAACATTTCATAATTAGACACAAACGGGCACACAAAATCTACTTCATTCTGGAGAGAAAGATCTAGAATAGTTCTGTAACAATTAGTGGAATCAAATGAAATGGGAAGACTACTGCCAAAGGGACCAGGTACGAACACAATTTCCAATCGTCCTGTGTGAAAAGCGGTTTTTGCTACACTAACACGGAAGTGAAGGTCAGCACGCCAAAGAGTAAACAGCTGAGCTGTAAACTCAAAACACGTAGCATCAAATTCAAATCCGAAATCAGGTCGGCGAGATCGCTTAATGTGGTCAATGGAAGGGCCGCATGCATAGTCTCCAAGAGTATCAGATGTACTCGTTGTGGTATAAGAGACCACATCAATTAAACCAGGGCGGGCAGAAACGAACTGAATATCCATCTCATCTTCTTTACGAAGAAAAACGGACTCAGTTCCGAGAGAATTGTCATTACTGAAAGCCAACATAGTTGACTGGTCAGCGCAAACATTCTGAAACATACCACGGCCAGGAATAATAGTACGACTAGGCGCACCACTTCCTTCGACGGGACGGGACAACCCAAAAATACTAGCTACTTTATTTATCGAATTAGAAACCCATTCAACAGGGGCAGCGATTTCAGTCAGAAAAGGAACATATTTCAAAACACCAGCTGTTTTACCAACTAGGCCTGAAACCTGTTCAATCGGACCTTTCGCCTCCTTGTTAACTTGGAGAGTAGCTCGGGGCAAAGAGGAGGAGTATAAAGTGGGAGGGGGAACGGGTAACCGATAAGTAGGGCCGCGCAGAATTACATCTGACAACCAACCAAAAACTTGCATATTGACGGAAAAACCAGCAGGTCCCTGAATGGGACCCATGGCGTAAATCTTCAATTTAGTTTCTGTTAGGTTATAGCCATTTGATAAAAATGCGCTTTCCAACAAAGCAGTCCAGGGGATTTCTATCTCCACGGTATTGTTAACTTGGAAATCTAACTCCATACCAGGGTATGAAGTGACGGATGCTCGAGTCTTAGAATCAATACGATACTTATCATTAACAAGGGTATCCATAGGTGCGTAACACACCCAAAGTTTACCACAAGTAAAAGGATTAGCATTTACCATTACCTTAATATGGGCAGTGGCTCGAAAATATTCGAAATTTTGCAACTTAGAAATTTTGTTACCAGCATTCATCACGTCATAGGGAATGGAAAGAGTTAGAAGAGGAGTTTGGGGATAAAAGACGGACAGGGACGTTTGAGCTCCCGTGAGGGTGAGCTCATTTAGGAGGGTAGGACGGGACAAAATATTTTGAATACTATGTAAGTAATCAAGATTATCAAGATCGGTCTTCAACTCATAAGGTATCTGTTCGGTCGTTTGTACAGCATCAATAAATTGAGTAGTCTGTACAATATCAGTTCCTTCACTATAAGTCTCATTACTTCCAGAAGGAGTAGAAGTAGGAGTTTCGGCATAATTGCCAGTTTCATTATTATTTGAAGCAGGTCAGGAATTACCGTCGGTATCTCGTAAGAACTTTTACCGCTCGACCCAGAGCAGTGACGGGTTTTGTATAGAGAATTGAATGGGGCTGCCACCTAGGCTTCTCGATCTAAATAGACCACCTAATAGATTATCTTAATAGCTCAATACAATTTACTAAAAAGAATTTAATTTGTCATACGATCAAATTAACATCTATAATTCGAAATAAACACACCTCAAATGGTTTCATCGATGTGAATACTTCTATAATCATAAAAACAAAAACGGACAGTCAATCAGGAGATCCAAATCAACTATAAGTCATCATCAAGTTTCGTGAGGCACAAGAAGGGTGCAATCACTAAAAATAATAAGATTATTAAAAGAAAGAAAGAGGTTTAATCAAGAACCAATAAGCATCCAAAGAACGCGTGGAATTGCGGTTCATATCCGTAGACCCGATACAGGGCAATTTGTGTGTGCAGCATCATAGCTGCA